CTGCAGGTCGAGAAGTTCCCGTTCTGCCAGCGCAAGTCCTTCAATGACTCCGCAGCAACGGGCGTATTCGCTGTAATCCTTGCAACCACCCGCACTCAGGTGATCGCTGGTCTCATTCATGATCCGCCGTAGCTGCTGGCGCAGGTACGACAGGGTGTTATCCGGCACGGCCTCGAAACGCTCGACCATGGCATCACTCACCCATCAAATCCTTGGCAATATCAACCCCAAGCTTGGCACCTTCGATTTCATCCTTGGAGGCAATCTTACGGCTCTCCAACTCATCCCTGGAGTTATCGGCTGCGATCTTAGCCCCCAGCTTGGCGCGTTCAATACGCTCCTGAAGGCTCATTTTCTCTCGATCTAGCTGGTCTTTACTTGCCAGCTTCTGCATGTCGAGGTTGATCTTCGCCATTTCCGCCTGCGCCTTGGCTTGAGCCTCTTGCTGCTTGATTTCTAGCTCTTGGCGCTGCATTTGCAGGATCGGATCTTCCGCCTCTTCCTGCTGTTTCTCCATTTCCGCTTCTTTTTGGTCTTTACCGAGCAATTGCGCCGCCGCAGGGGCCACAAGCTGGGATAAACGGTACTCAATGTCGTCAGGTAGCTGTTCTTCAGGCGGCGGCAGCGGTACACCCAGTTCTTTTTCGATTTCGCGGCGATATTGGAACGCCAAATGCTCGGAAATGTGGGCTGACATGGCCCCCTGCATCATTTGCGCGTTCGGACTCTGCTCCAACATGCCCTGAATCTTCGGATCTTCGATCAGCGACATGTGAGTCTGGATATGTGCCTCATGATCTTGATAAATAAAGGCTTTAACCGGCCCGCCGTTGATAATTGCCATGTTTTCGCTGACCGGATCGCTCGGATCGATGACTTCTTCGGACGGGACGATGTCTTCCGCGTCCTGAATGCCCAAAACGTCGAGCATTTGCCGGTGTAGGAGTGGTAAATCGTACATATCGGGCGCTTGTTGGGCTAATTGCAGTGCCGCTTGGTACTGCATGATGCGTTGCGCCATGGTCCCGGCGTTCGGATCGCTGACCGGGATGATATCGACGCGATCATCGAAGTCTTCTTGGGTGACTTCACCGTCTACCAGCTCATACGGGTACTCGGTGGGGCCAAAATCATGCACGATGCCCGACAAAATCCGTAATTCTTTGCGCATCGAGGCGTGCATTCGGGCCTGCACCGCGCTCATCACCTTCATTTGCCGCTCTAAGATGGCTAACGTGGTGCCAACCGGCGCTTCGGCGTTCATATCCGCCACTTTGACATCAGCGGCAGAGGCAAAACGGCGACCTTCTTCGACGATGTCGCCCATCATCTGGTAGAGCACGTTGCTTGGCTCTTTGTAAGGCAGGAACGAGATGTTGTCGCGGATGCTGCCACCCGGCACATCCACGTCGCGGAACTCGCCGGGCATAATCGGGGTGTCATCGCCCTTAATTCGCAGTCCCCGCGCCTTCAGTCCACCGGGGAGATTGCTCAAGGTGCCGGCATCGACAAGCTGTCGCAGCAGTGACGTGGCCGATTTCGCCAGACCGCCAATCATGTGGATCAAACCGAAGCCGTAGAACCCTAAACCTGGCAGGTACTGGTAGTGAACGAAGTGTTCACGCTTTATTTTCAGCTCGTCGTCTTCGTACCAGTTGCGCCGAATCGACAGAATGGTGCGTGATGACTTGTCAATACTGACAACGTAGGGCAATGCGATGCCCGTTTTCTCGCCGTTTTCAGTATCTTCAAACCCAGGCAAGTCCAGATCGACCTGAACCTCCAGGATCGTGTACCGGCTGTCCATGTCGTAGTTGGCGGAATCACCCGTCAACTCATTGTATTTGCGCTCAATCTCGCCCGTATGCGGGCTGGGAGAGGGCAGGTCCACGTCAAGATAGAACCCCGACACCTGCAGCTTGCGAACCTCATTCTTGCTGCGCTTCATGACGTGCGTGGCACGTTCGCAAGTGGTCAGATCGGCTGCGCCGTAACTGACAACAAAATCTTCTGCCGGGACAAACATCGAACAAGGACGACCCATGTTCGGGTCGTAATACACCTTGCGGAACGCGGAACCTGCCAGCGGCAGGGAGAACAGCATTTTCTCGGTCTCGGAGCGGTATTCGCTCATCCGCTCCGTGATCAGGTAATTCAGGTAGTTTTTGACGCGATCCGCTTGTTCCTGCTTTTCCGGGGTCAATACCCCGACAATGGCCGTCTTCACCGGGCCGCTGGCGGGGAACAGCTCCTGAATCGCCTGCGCCTGAAAGCGCACCACGGATTCGGTTAATAGCGGATGGAACACCCCGCACGCGCCATCCCAGGGAATGGTGCGGTCTTCATGCTTGAGACCCAACAGGTCCAAGCCATTGATGTAGGTTTCCTCCCAGTCGCCGCGACTCTCACGGTCAGACTGGTAGGCCGAGACCAATTCCGAGGCAACCTCGCGAAGATCGGATTCCTCCATGTATTCCGCCAGATTGGCGTCATGGGGAACGTCACCCTCTCCCGCCTGTGGATCGAAATCGATCAACATGCCGCCGTCGGGGGTTTCCACCGACACCGACTCGGGATTGACGATCTCAATCTCCATGTCCGGTTCCTCGACCGCAAGCGGGCCTTGGCCTAATGGGCGATCTACAGCCATTGATTAAGTCGCAATCTAGCCATTTTTCCTGAAGATCTGCGGGCGTGCTGCCCCGCTACCACGGGCATAAGTGATGTTATGGCCGTTTTCGACCTTGCCACCCTTCTTATAAACGCGCTTCTTCTTGCCCGGTTTGCCGCCTTTACTGTCGTAATAGCTTGGCATCGATGCCTCCTTTACCAGCCTTTGCTGCGAATCAGGTCGTTATAGGAAGGGACTGAGCCGCCTTTCTTCATACCGGGGCCAATGCCTCGCATGGAAGTACGTCCGGGTTGATTCCCAGCCATTTGGCTTCGAGCTTTCTTTTGCTGTGAAGCGCCATAGAGATCGCCGTGTTGGGCGGTCAGTTGTCGCAGTTTTCCCGGATTCTGACCTGAGCGTGCTGCATGTTCTTGAGCACCACGTAGCAGATTTTGCTGTGCGCGGCTCAAGCCACCGCCCTGCATCTTCTTAACGGTGCCGCCGGCCTTGATCCCAATTCCCCTCGTCGCGCCTCGTCCCGGTCCACCGGCGGCTGCCTGCCTCTTCATCTGCTTCCGGGCTACTTTGGGAGCCATATGACTCATGTAATCCGCTTTTCGCCGCTGCCCGGTTGCACCCGATTGCCATTGGATCGGACTGCCGCTTCCCATATGGGTCAACTCGGACCGCCCGCCTCGCTGCATTTTCTTAGTCTTTTTAGCCATTGTGGCTCCTTAGATATTAAATTTTGCCCGTAGGCGCTCGATTTCCGACGGCGTCGCTTTAAGCTTCGCGTCGTTTTGCGCTTCCCGCTGCTTTTTGGTGCGGGTCACGTCAAGGTTGTCCTTGCGTTCCTGCTTCAAGGTGCCCCCTAGTAATAATTAGCCGTGCGTTTGTACATCGGCTCCTCGTCCTCGTCGGTGCCTAGGCGCAGAAAGCCGCCTTGGCGAAAGCGCAACAGGGCTTGGGTGGAAGAGTCCACCAAGTCGTCGTGCTCGCCGGCGGGGAACGAGGCGAATTCCTCGATCACTTCCTCCGCCCAGCGGGTTTCAGGGCACCAGACGATGCCGGAAGCGAATAAATCCGCCACGGCATTCACCCTAGCGATCTTGTCGTTGCCCCGCGACGGAGTGTATTCGGCCACGGGAATACCCATGGCACGTAACTCAAAGATCAGTGGGGTGCCTGCCGCTTTGGCTTCCACCACAAAAGCATCGGGTTGCCAGTGCTGGTAGAAATCAAACGCCGTCTTTTTCAGTTCAGGAAATTCCAGCCGCTCTTTATAGGCGTCCAGAAGAATAATGTTCGGTTGCGTAATGCCCTCGTCATCGGGACGGTAAAACACGCCCCATGTGGTGCAGGCGGAGAAGTCGGCGCGTTGGGTTTTAAGAAACGCGGTGTCCCATGACTGGATAAGAAACTCGCAATTGGGCGGATCGTCCTCCTCCCAACGCTGCCACCACTCCCGTTTGACCAGTGCGCCCTCTTCTGAGGTCGGATCTTGCTGGTACTGGGCTGACCATTTGGATGTCGGCAGTTCGTTGCGCAGGGCTTCCAGCTCGGTCATCGGCCAGAATTCCGGCCATAACGGTGCCCCTGACGGCATAATCGCGGGAAACTCAATGACTTCCCACTCATCGACGCCTTCACGCTGCACCGATGATTTAATGATTTGCCCGGTCAGATCACGTTTATGCCAGCGGGTCATGACGACCACGATGGCCCCGCCGGGCTGCAATCGCTGTCGAGGGCCGGATGTGTACCAGTCATAAACTTTATCGAATACCGAGGGGTCTATGCTCTGGCCTTCCTGCTCAGAATGGGGGTCATCAATAATGAGCAGGTCTGCGCCTTTTCCGGTGACCGCACCGCCAACCCCGATAGCGAAGTATTCGCCACCTTGGCTGGTACTCCATCGCCCAGCGGCTTTGGAGTCGGCCCTCAACGCGACTTTCGGAAAAATCGTCTTGTAGTCGTCGCTATCGACGAGGTTTCGCACCTTCCTGCTGAATCCCACCGAGAGTTCAGCGGTGTGTGCCGTCTGAATAATCTTTTTCTCAGGGTACTGACCCAAGAACCAAGCCGGCAGAAGATACGATGCAAATTCTGATTTGGTGTGCCGTGGCGGCATATTAATAATCAGCCGCTTCAACTCACCCCTGGCAACACGCTCAAACGCCTGCGCCATGATTTTATGGTGCCGGCCCTCAATAAATGCAGGCCAGACATCTTTCACAAAACCTAAGTAGGTGTCCCTAGACGCTTCCCGCCGCTCTGCCCGCTCTAACTCCTCTAAGAGACTAAGGATCTCCTTCTGCTCTTCCAGAGATAACTTGGCAATATTCTGCAGCGCAGTTGTATCAATGCGTTCTTCAATGGGCATAGATCGGGGTGAAAACCTCTTAGGAC